CAGGACGGGGGCAAGAGGCGCGCCGCAGAGGTTGTGGCCGACACCCTTCAAGCCCTCGACCGGCCCGGAGCACGGGACGAAGGAGGAGGCGATGAAGCGTTCGGGCATTCATAATGTGGGCGGTACGTGTCCCGTCTGCGGTTCACCGGCGCCGCGCTACCGGAGGACCTGCTCGCGCGAATGTCTCTCCCGCTGGCGGGGGATTCTGAACAGCCGGCGCGCCGCGGCCGGACCGCCGCCGGAGCCGCGGACCAAGCCATCGCCGCAGATGATAGCGGCGATGGCGCAGTTTCTGGAGGCCATCGGGCTGGATGCGTCGCGCGCCCTGGCCCTGATTGACGAGGCGGAGAAGGCCGAGCGTGAGGAGTTCGCTCGAAAGCTCGAGGCAGCCCGGAAACGCTGAGTTCGCCGCACACCTGGCAGACTACCTGGAGCGCGCCATAGGGGCGCGCTACGGATGGACCGGGCATGCGGACGACCTGGCGCAGGTGGCGCGCCTCGCCGTCGCACAGGAGCTCAGGGAGCACGGCCACCTGCCGGAAGGGCTCCTGCGCCGCTACGTCCTCCGGCGGGCCTGGTGCGACGTGCGCGATGAGCTCCGGCGGCTGCGCAGGCAGGACCCGCGCCTGGCGGACCCGGCGCGTCCCCGGACTCACCCGATGGACTCCCGCCTGAGCATCCGCCTGTCGGGGAAAACGCTGTCTGCCCTGGCGCAAGCAGCCGCCCGCCGGGGCGCAAGCCTGTCTGCGGAGGCGCGGGCCATTCTGGAGGAATCCCTTGGCCTCAGAGCGCGCGGCGCTGCTCGCTGACATCTTCGCGCGGCTCGAGGCGGCCCGCAGAGCCGGAGACCGCGCCCGGTTCCCGGGCTCCTCCTGGGGAGAGATCATCCGGGCCCTGGCCTACCGCGTGCACGACCCGGACGAGGCGTTCCACTTCGCCGCGGCGGCCAGCGGCATGGCGTCCGGGTCCTGGGACGCGGACGCCAGGGACTACGTCAACTATCTCCTCACGCTGACCTCTGACCTGCGCCGCCAGAGGCTGGCGGCGCTGCCGACGGAAAATCTCTGGGAAATTTTGATGCTGCTCGCCGAACGGTAAAGTTGTCCGACATTTTTGCAGCGAGTACATATACAGGCAGCAAGCAGAGCGGACCAGACCGAACACTCTCCTTTCCCCTTTCTCCGAGGGCCCGCCTCCTCCGGTGGGCCCTTTTTCCGCTCTGGCCGGCCACCAGGCCGGTGAGGATTGAAACATGCCGCGCGGACGCCCGACGAAATACAACCCGGAGATCGCGGACCGGATCATCGCGGACATCCGGCGCGGGTCCTCGCGCGAGGAGGCGGCCGGTGCAGCCGGCATCGCCGAGAGCACCCTGCGCCGCTGGATGGCCAGACACGCAGACTTTCGCGCCCGGGTCCATGAGGCCGACGCCTGGGCGGTGAAAAGTGCGGAGCAAGCGGTCTACGAGCGCGACCCCCTGCGGTGGCTGCAGGCGAAACGGCCCGAGGTATGGGGGAATCTGGGCCGTCAGCGCATCGAGGTTTCCGGGCCCGAGGGCGGCCCGATTGACATAGCGCATGCCATCGATACCGGCAGCATCATCGCGGTGGCGCGCTGGCTCGAGCAGCGCGAGGCGGAGCCCGGAACGCAAGCTCAGTGACGCACGGCGGGCGGTGCTCGCCCTCGCCCGGCAGCGCCTGATGCCGTTTGCCTGCGTGACGCTGCCGGGTTACCGGCCCGCGCCGCATCTGGCGCGCCTGGCCGGGGCGCTCGAGGCTGTGGAGCGCGGGGAGATCCGCCGCCTGATGGTCTGGATGCCGCCGCGGCATGGGAAGAGCGAGCTCGCCAGCATCCGGTTCCCGGCCTGGTACCTGGGCCGCAACCCGGACCGGCGCGTGGTGCTCGCTGCGTACGGGGCGGACCTCGCGCAGCGCTTCTCCCGCTTCGTGCGCTCGACGATCGAGGGGCCGCAGTTCCGGTGCGTCTTTCCGGGAATCGGGCTGTGCCCGGACAGCCGGGCCGTGGATTCATGGGATATCGCCGGACGCAGAGGAGGACTGAAGGCCGCCGGCGTGGGCGGGCCTTTGACCGGGCACGGGGCCAACCTGCTGATCATCGACGACCCCCTGAAGAACCGGGAAGAGGCTGACAGCCAGACCATACGGCAGGGCGTCTGGGACTGGTACACCAGCACCGCGTATACCCGGCTGGAGGAGAACGGAGCAATCGTTTTGATCCAGACGCGATGGCACGAGGACGACCTGAGCGGGCGGCTGCTTGCGGCACAGGGCGCGGACGCCCGGGCGGATGAGTGGACGATCATCCACATGCCCGCCATCGATGGGAATGGCCGCCCGCTCTGGCCGGAGCGTTATCCACTCGAAGAGCTGGAGCGGATCAGGGCAAACGTCGGCCCGCGCGACTGGGAGGCGCTGTATCAGGGGCGGCCCGCCCCGCCCGAGGGCAGCGTCTTCCGCCTGGCAGATGTCCGGATCGAGGACCGCGCCCCGGCGCATCTGCGCCTGGCCCGGGGCTGGGACCTTGCGGCATCATCGCGGACTACGGCCGACTGGACCGTCGGCGCTTTGTGCGGCCTCGACGCGGAGAACCGGCTGTGGGTGCTGGACGTCTACCGGCGCCGCCAGTCCTGGCCGGAGACGGTGCGCGACATGGCGGCGCTCGCGCAGCTTGAGCCGGGGACCATCTGGGCCATCGAGCGGGCCGGTTTCCAGCTGGCGGCCGTGCAGCAGCTGCTCGCCGACCCGCGCTTCAACGCCCTGGCCATCCGCGGCATCGAGGCGGACCGCGACAAGGTGGCCCGGGCGCTTGCCTGGAGCGGCAGGCCGATCCATCTTGTGCGCGCATCCTGGAATCAGGAGTTTGTCGCGGAGCTGGTGGCGTTTCCGCAGGCCCAGCACGATGACCAGGTGGACGCGGTGAGCACTGCCTGGGCCGCGCTTGCCAGACTGCGCCCGCCGGCATCCAGAACCGTGGAGGAACGCGGCTGGTACGCCGCAACGGACAAAGACGCATGGCACTGAGGGACATCCTGCGATGGCCATGGCCGGCGCGCGCCGTGGAGCCTGAGGGCGCGGAGCCGGCCCCGGAGTTCCCGCCGGCCGACGAGGCTGCAGCGCGGGACCTACTGCAGAACGACCTGCGGCAGGCGCTGCTCGAACGCGGAATCTCGGGGCCGGCCGCGATGAAGTGGCTGTCCGACCGGTTCCAGGGCAGGACGCGGGCCAGCGCGCTCACCATCGCTGAGCTGGCGGAGGCCGTGAAGATGGCAATAGATGAGGGTGCCATGTGATCCGCATCTACCCGCCCTACGGCATCCATGGGGAGCGGCGGTGGCGTCCGGCGCTCCGGGGTGACCGGCTCCAACTGCGAGGCGGTCCGCCAGTCGATGCTGTCACCGTGAAGGCCAGGAGAACGACAGTGAGCGAATCAGTGCAGACGACCGTTGACGATATCGCGCTCGTCGAGAAGACCGGGGAACTGCTCCCGGGCATAGAAGTGGTCCCGGAACACGAGGCCTGCTACATCAACGGGCACAGGCTGGACCGGGTACTCTCCGGCGGAGAGGAGGAGAGGCGGTGAAGACCGAGATCGAGATCCTGACCACGCCGCTGCGCTCGGACCTGACGGTCGGCGAGGTGGCCCGCATCCTGCGCTGCAGCCCGACGCAGGTGCACCGGCTCATCCGCAGCGGTGAGCTGCCGCACTATCGCGTGGGGCGTCTGGTGCGCGTCCGGCCCGAATGGCTGGACGAGTTCCGCAGGAGCCGCCGGAGGTGAGACGGCGCGGGTCCATATCCCCGGCCGGGGAGGGACGATGGTATATCCGCCTGTCCGTCGGCAGGGGAGACAGCCGCATCCGCCCGCACTACACCGTGACCGGCACGCGGGCGGACGCGGAGCGCGAGCTGACGCGCCTGCTGCACGAGCTGGACAGCGGCAGCTACGTTCCTCCCGCCACGCTGACGCTCGAGGGATACCTGCACCGCTGGCTGCGGGAGCACTGCGATACGAACCTTGCTGCCAGGACGGCGCAGGAGTACCGCGGGCACGTGCGCCGCTACATCCAGGGCACGCCGCTGGGACAGACGGCGCTCACGCAGCTGCGTCCGCTGCACATCCAGCGCTGGCTGAACGAGCTGCGCTCCAGGGGCCTGTCGGCGGCCACGGTCCGCCATGCGGGGGCCGTGCTGCACCGGGCGCTGGTGGACGCGTGCCGGTGGGGACTGCTCTCCCGCAGCCCGATGGAGCATATCCCTCTGCCGGTGCCCGAACCGCCGGCGGTGGACGTGTACGGCCCGGAGGAGGTGGCGCGCTACGTGGAGGCGGCGCGGGGGCATCCTTCGGAGATAGCCCTGCTGCTGGCGGTCTACACGGGCGCGCGGGCCGGGGAGATCTGCGCGTTGCAGTGGCGCGACATCGACGATGGCCTGGACTCCATCACGTTCCAGCGCAGCCTTGCGGTGCTGCCGGGCGGGCAGCGCGTTCTGAAGCACACCAAGAGCGGGCGCGCGAAGGTCCTGCCGGTGATCCAGCCGTTGCGGGAGGCGCTTCGGGAGCAGCGGGCGCGGCAGGCCCGGTGGCGGATGCTGTGCGGCTACTACGACCCCGCCGGGTTCGTCGCTTCGTGGGAGGACGGCGCGCCGTTCACCCCGGACTATCTTTCTCACCGGCACCAGGCCGTGGCCCGGGCGGCGGGCCTGCGGCCCATCCGGCTGCACGGGCTGCGCCACACGTGCGCCACGCTGCTGCTCGAGGCCGGAGTGGACATCGCGGTTGTGAGCCGGTGGCTGGGACACTCCAGCATCGCGGTGACCGCCAGGTTTTATGCGCACGTCACGCGCAGGCTGTTCGAGGACGCCGCCGGGAGACTGGAAAGGAGGCTGGACGGGTGACCGGTCGCCTCCCGAATCGTCGCATCGCGTCGCATTTCCTGGCCTGTCTGGACCGGTTGGGGAAAAACTCGGCCAAAAAGGGGGGCATGGAGACAGTGGACCGGGCAGGCCGGTACGTATTGAACGAGCGAGAAAGGTGCGGGAATGGTGAGATTTTGGGCGGAGTGGGATTCGAACCCACATGGGTTTCCCCGGCAGATTTTAAGTCTGCTGCGTTTGCCGTTTCGCCATCCGCCCGCCGTCCCGCCGTGACACTTTAACACTGCGCCGAAAACCCTGTCAAACTCAAGAGCCGCCCCCCTCGAAACGG